ATTTCTGTCTGCATGCTCAGTTTTGTAGCAGTACGTCCATAACCACCGAAATCATTAGTAAAGAAACTTGTCAGAACATTCTTACTTACGTTCTGAATTGCGCCCATTTGACCAGCATCCATACTCTGTTCACCCCAGTTTCTTGGGTTTCCATCAGTCATGTTATTTGGCATTGGCAGTTTGATACCAGCACCTAGTTTTCTTTTATATGGTGTTGTTCTCTCTGAACCAAAAGTAAATGAAGATTCTTTGTCGTTAGCAAAAATATTTCTTTTTCCAGATTTACCATCTAGTGCAGCTGCATAAGGTGCCCGATAGGAGTAACATTGTATGAACATATGATCCATGCTGTTGGACATATCCATAGGATACTTCACTATCTTTTTGAACAGTGTATCTGCTTCTTCTGCACCACTGAACGCATTTTCTATTGCACCTACACCTCTTGCACCTTGATTGGTGATTTTGCTTAACAAACTATCATTTTTATTGTTTTCCCCTTGATTAGTTTTACTTTTATTATAATTTCTCAACTTTTTCGTATACATCACCTTCTCTTTATTATTTCTGGCATTCTTAATTTTATTCTCCAGCACTTCCTGTTGAGCATCTTTATCAGATGGTATTCCATTAGCATATCCCTCTTGAGTAGTCCATTTGGGTTTTGCTAAGCCAGGAGCAACGGCATCAATATGATTTTTAGTTGATTCCTGTATCGCTTGATGAATCCTTAATTGATCATCTTTAGAGAATGATGATGCTGTATCTTTTGTTAGTTTAGATTGATCCCAGACTCCATCTTTGTATATTGGTTCTACGTTCTGTAGTAATTGACCATTAGCGTCAACCGCCCTAACTGTTGTTCCACCTGTCTCAGAGTAGAATACTTTATAATTTCTGACATTACCTTGTGAATCCTGTTGAGATATTTCAACGCCAGGATTTATTTCCTCACCAAATTCTGAATTAGCGATAGGTGTGAATGTCATTTTTTCTTTCTTTTTTGATTTCGGCTGTTAAATGCTCTGTACTTGGGAAACCTCACACCATTCTTGTCTATGAATTGTTCGGTGGGAAGTAAAGAGATGTCAGCCCAGTTCTCTTCTCTTGGAACTTTAAATATAGTTCTCATGTTAGACCACAGATATTTGTGGACACTATTTTTAGGAACAGGAGATTCTCCACGACTATTTAGTAGAGCATTTGCAATTACATCACGGTAATCTGGATTTATGTAATGTAAATTACAACCAAGTATACCTTCCTGATAGAATCCTATTACTACTGCTAGAGGTTGAACGTCCCAAAACTCATAGTTTTGTGCAAATGATGGATTGTATCCAAAGAATACTAGATCACCCATATTAACACCCTGAGTATCAATGGCACTCGCATCTCTCCTTTGTACCTGAGCCAACGCTGATTCCAGTTGGTTTACATACCAAGCGTCAGGTTGCAATTCGCCTTGGGTGGCTTCTTTAATATCGTCTGCGATCATGTGAAATACCTAAATCGTCTTCTGTCATAATTTTAAACTCATACTTTCTATCAGCACAGTAAGACTTTGCTGCGTTCCATTTTGCCTGATTCACAACCCATGTTTTAACTTCATAATACCATGCCTGAGTCTTTCTTTTTGGATTCCTCTTTGGTTCTTTAACTTGTTTCTTTGGTTTTACTTCTATGACTACAGATCTTTTTTTGCCAGACTTATCCTTATACTTGATAAAAAAGTCTGGGAAGTATCTATGAACCCTGTTATCCAATGGATTCTTGTATGGTATCCAAAACTCTTCGGATTGCCATTGGTCTACGCTCTCGGTCAAGTCACAGTACTCCATGAATTTCTTCTCCCAGAGAGATCTATAAACAATCTGAGTGGGATCACCTTTGTATTTTTTTACATGTCTGGGTTTAAATTTTCCCTGATAAGCCATATACATAGTATGGTAAGTCATAAATTTATTTAGATGGCCAGGCAACAGAAAAGTTATTTTAGCAACGATAAGTTAGTAAAAGATATAGAAACATTCAGATCGGCTCTTGGTGCCCCAGCTCTTTCCAACTTTTTTAAAGTTCAGATGGATTTGGCTAACATTGGCCCAGAACCTGTGGATTCATTCCCAGTTGATTTAGATGCAGCTTCAAGTGGTGTTTATCAAAAAGAGAAAATGGCCAATGATCTAAGTAGATGGTTGACATCTTGTGGATTGTTAGATAACGGAGAGAAAGAAAGATATGAACTATTATGCAATGAAGCAATGTTGCCTGGTGTGTCAATGTCTGTGGTACAGGAGGTTGGAAGCAGACAGGGTATTCGAGAAAGGTTTGCTACACAGAGACAATACACTGACATAGCTTTGTCTTTCTTTGTATCTCAAGATTATAAAACTTTGAAACTCTTCCAAGAGTGGTTTAATTTTATGAATCCTCTCTATGTGACACAAGAAGGAATCAAGCATAATCAAGGATACCCTGGCGGTTATCCAAATAATGATGAAAGATTTGCTTTCCATAGATTTAGATATCCCCATGATTACAAAAGAGATCTATCAATCACTAAGTTTGAAAGAAATCTAGGTGCAACTAAGACGAAAACTCAAAGAGAAGACCCTGTTGAGTTCAAACCTGATGCTATCAGTTATAACTTTATAAATGCCTTCCCTATATCAATACAAGACATACCACTCAACTATGCAGGCGGAAATCTATTACAAGTTACTGTTGAGTTTGCATATGACAGATACTATATTGTCAATAATCAAGGAACGCCTGCACCAGCAGTACCACAAAAAGGTTTATCACAGATAACTAATGCTAACAATGTGTCTGAAACTACTGTAGATAAAGCTCCAAATTAACCCTCTAAATAATAACGAATAATTACTTATTATGCCTTTACCTAAAATTTCGACGGCTGAGTATGAATTGACATTACCATCAAATGGCAAAACTATTAAATATAGACCATTTTTGGTAAGAGAAGAAAAGATTCTTATACTTGCGCTAGAATCAGAAAATCAAAAACAAATAACCACTGCTGTTAGACAAGTTATAAAAGAATGTGTTTTAACAAAGGGAATCAAAGTCGATCAACTACCAAGTTTTGATATTGAATATCTATTTTTGAATATTCGTGGAAAATCTGTTGGTGAATCAATTGAACTTATGGTGACATGTGGTGATGATGGCAAGACAGAAGTTCCTGTCACAGTCCTTATTGATGATATTGAAGTATCCACTAACGATGAACATAGTCCAGATATTGAACTATCAGATGGCTATTCTGTAAAAATGAAGTATCCATCTCTCAATCAGTTCATAGAAACTAACTTCAGTCAAGATGATGAGGACGCTGTAGAAAAATCATTTGAGATGATAGCGACATCTATTGATATGGTTTATAATGATAAGGATATGTTTGCAGCATCTGAGTGTACAAAGAAAGAACTCAAAGAGTGGGTAGAATCATTGACATCAGCACAGTTTCAAAAGATTGAACAATTCTTTGAGACCATGCCTAAACTGACACATACACTAGAGGTAGTTAATCCAAACACTAAAAAGAAAAACACTATAGTATTAGAGGGGCTAACGGATTTTTTCGCTTAAGTATGTCTCATATTGATCTTGAGACATACTTCCGCATCAATTTCGCCCTCATGCAGTTCCATAAATATTCCCTATGGGAGATAGAGAACATGCCGCCTTGGGAACGAGACATCTATGTTGGACTACTCAGACTTCATATCGAAGAGGAACAACTAAAACAAAGACAAAGAGAAGCACAGGCACGAAATGGGTAAACTAACCTCTACACTTGGAACACTAGGTAAGGCCGCCAAAGGTGCAGCCAAACGTGTGTCTAAGTCTAAAGTTGTTAGAAAGACTGCGATAGCTGGTAAGAAAGCAATTAGAGGTGCCAAAAAAGGGATAGCAGGAGCTCAGGTAAAGGGTTCAAAGTTTCTTCAAAAGTCTGTTGCTAAGATAAAACCGATAGCATCAGATCTGAAACAGGGTGGAATCAGGAAGATTAATAAGATTGTAGAGGCGAAGACTCAGAATCTGATACCCAAGTTATCAAATAAGATAGAAGAGAAAGTAAATTCATTTGATCCTAGTAAGTTTTTAGGTAAAATATTTGATGGTGGATTAAATTCACTGAATCAATTTGGATCAAGTCTTGATGGTATGAAAGGTAGATTTGATTCTACTGTAGAATTTCTTGGCAAGGCAACTGAAGTAGCAAGTAAGTTTGTGAAGAAACTTGCATCAGCTAAACCTAAAAAAGGTGGTGGTGGAGGTATATTTGGTAAGTTAATTAAAGGAGTTGCGATTGCTGGTGCAGCTGCACTTGGAACTGCTGTTGTAGCAAAGGTTGCAGTAGCTGGTAAAGTAAGAGAGGGTGCTAAGAATTTAGTCAAGAAAGGACTCGACTTCATTAGAAATAGAAAGAAGAAGAAGTTAGAGAAGAAACAGGAAGAGGCAAAAGTAAAGAAAGATAAGGGTAATGCTGGTATATTCAAAAATATATTGGATAAGTTTTCTAGTATTTTGGATTTTACACCAAAGAGTGTGAAGAGGTTCAAATCAATAGGAGTCCAAAGAAAAAAGAGTGTGACGGATACTGAAAAAGGTATATTTACAGATGATTATAGATTTAAAAAATTTACAGACAATGACGGTGACAAGAAAGTACACGATTTAAAAATTAGTATGGATCGTGGCCAGATCACATCAGGTAATGATTCACCAACTACTAGAAGAATCGTTGAGGCATTTGATGAGCACAGTAAATTAGACAGAGATCTAAGTTTCATAAAGAGAGCTCTGTCTAAGAACCCTGACGATGAAGAAAATCTAGCGAAGTTGAAAGAAGTACGAGACAGAATGAGAGCTCTACAGAAAGAAATAGATGAACTTATCCCCATAGCAGAAGGCACAGTAACTATGGAGGGAACTAAGAAAAATGTTGACAAAGTTATGAATGATCCAGACTTCGCAGAAGAAGCTAAGGATGGTAAAGATGGTAAAGATGGTAAGTCAAAGCCTGGTCAAATATTTAATAATATAAAGAATACCTTTAGCGGTCTCAAAGACAAGGCCAGTAATTTTCTTGGAGGTGTAAAAAAGGCACTAACACCTAAAAAAGGCGGTAGTGGAGGTAAAAAGTCAAGAGGAATAGAAAGGGTACAGCCAGGTAAACCAGTAGAAGATCCAATTAGTTTTGCAAATGATAGTATTCAACAGGCAGAGTCGGTAAAACCAAGCACTAAGAAAAAAGATGCAGCATCAGATATCGCTGATGGTATATCTACACCAGCAAAGGGTGGTAGTGGAGGTACTGGTGGAGGCACTGGTGGAGGCGGTCAAGGTTCTCTTGCCAACCTGGCTGGTGCAAATAAAAAAGCAGCACAAGCACAGAGGGCTAACCGCCCTAGTATGGATAGAGAGTTTGTAAAACCACAGAACCAAATTCCAGCTTTAATGGCTATTGATAAGTCAAATATGCATGTTCTACATGCTAAGTCTGTGTTTAATATAGTGGATGCCTTATGAAGACTTCTATATCTACTCTAAAAGTTAATCAAAAAGCACAGAAGTCTGTTGATACTGCTGAGAGTAGTATCAAGAAGTTTGCTAGATTCTTAAACAGTGCTGGAAATAAAATAGGATCTGACCTTCCAGGCAAGTCGGACTTCACAAAAGCAGAGAACTTTATAAACAAATTCAAGAGTGAGAAGAAAGGCGGCGGTGGCGGCGGTAAAATGATCTTAGGTGCTGTAGGTGCCATGATGATGCTTCCTATGTTACTTTCTAAGGGAAATAAAACAAAGGCTGAAGATTTGCCTACTGATGATCGGTTTGCTGGAGATGAAAAAGTTCAAGAGCAACAGATAAAAGAAGAGGAACAAAAGAAGACAGAGGCTCTTAAAAATGTAGAAGAGACTGTAAAGACAGGTAAAGAAATAAGTAAGGGTGATTTAGAACAACTCAAAGAAGTTAAGACTGATGAAAGGAAAGAAGAAGAAAGTAAGGAGAAAGAAGAGAGAGACGAGAAAAAAGAAGAAAAAGAAGCAGAACCAGAGGAGCCTGTAGAGGAAGAAGCAGAGAAAGAGGAAGTAACAGGAGATATAAAGGAAGAACAACTCAATAGATTTTCTTCATTAGTAGATGGACTGAAATCTAGATTTACACAGTTGGTTCAAAATCCAGCAGAACAGGAGAATGTAGAAGGTGCGATGAATGTGAAGTCAGAACCAACAGTTGAACAAGAAACTGGTAGCATGGAAGTTAAGGGTGAACTCACTCCAGAGATGGCAGAGGGTGGATGGATTGAAGGGCCTCAATCAGGATACCCAGTATCACTAGATGGTAAAGGTATAGATTTCATAGGTCATGGTAAAGAATATGTCAGTAAAGGCCCTGCTGGTAGTGCATTTATTGTTCCATTTGATACCCCTGCTACAAGAAAAGATCCTAGTCTAACTGGTAGAAGAATGAGAGAAGCTAAGAACATGGGATTCTCTACTGGTGGTAAACTAAATTCTAAAAAGTTTTTTTCTTCAGGCGGTCAGTTTGATAAAGATGGATTTAAGTTAGTTCAATTCACAGGTAAGCCAGGATACCGAATGGGTGAAGTATCTCCACCATCTTTACTTGTTTCTAACACTAAGTTACTTACTAAAACTAAGACAACTTATAACAGCAAACTAAATCAGAAGATAGGTAAAGAGTTTGAAAAATTTAAAGAGAAAGAAAAAATGGGTGAAGATGGTTACTATGGATACTCTATGGAAACAACAACAAAAGTTCTCAAGAAATTTGAGGATAGTACGTTTGAAGAAACATCAACTTTCCAAGAAAAAATAGCTAATATTGCAATAGAAGATTTAAAAGAGCATCAAGAACAATTGATGGAAGAGATCAGAAAAGTGAAGGGATATGAGAAAAAGACTTTCATTGATGTTATAAATGGTACAGTGAACATGCCGCTACAAGAATACATAGACATTCTCAATAGAAGTGATGCAGCGAAAGCTACATATGAGAAGAAGGAGATTGCAAGGAAACTTGACAGGAAAGAACATGGTTATAATGTTCGAGTTGTGGGTGCTGGATTTGCAGAGGGTGGATTGTGGATGCCAAATTCAAGAGGTGAGTTTTATGCTAATATGAATCACTATCCAGAGTATTCTGAAGGTGGATCATATCAAGATGGTGGTGGAGGAGGTGATATGTTAGTCGGTGGCGGTGGCGGAGCAATACCTCAAAAATCTAGTAACAATCGACCACTTCCATCAGCACCAACAGTAGTTCCTGTTGGAGCTTCAGAGAATGAAGTATTTTCAACATTCCTTTTTAACGAATTGGGGGCCTCATAATGTCAAGTCTTAATAAAATTATTGTCAAGAAAGCAAATCTCACTGTAGATGAGGATATTCAATTTGGAGGCGACAAGAGAGATCCAAATAATGAACAATTAAATGCTGAGAGTATTTCCCAAAATGTAATTACCATTGATTACTTTGAAGATGTTCTATCGCCATCTTATACCTGTTATGTGAATTGTTCAGATACCACTAATTTACTCAGCAGATTACCAGTAAGAGGATATGAGAGATTAGATCTGACTGTTGGAACCGACTTTGGTGACTTAATATTTGGTGATCAGGAAGGAAAGTTTAATAATCCTTTATATGTTACTAGCATCTTAGATGTATCTAAGAACGAAGGCCAAGAAACATTTACCTTGAAATGTACTTCCTTAGAGAACTTAATGAATGAAACTACTAGGTGCCAGAAGAAATATAAAAAATCCAACATAAGTTCTCACATCAGAGATATTCTCACAGATCCAAAAATATTTAATATAAAGAAAGAAGAGTTAGAGGAAAGAGCAGAGATAGAAGATAGTATCACTCCGTATGAATTTATAGGTAACAATAGAAAACCATTTTATATTTTGACTTGGTTATGCCCTAAAGCACAACCGTTACAAACAGGTAGCGTAGGTGGTACTTCTGGATTTTTCTTCTATGAAACTTATGATGGTTTTAAGTTCAAGTCAGTTGATGGTTTGATATCACAGACAGGTGACATTGGTGCTTCAAAGAAAGAAACAAAGAAAAAAGATGAAAGGGTAGCAGAGACATATACCTTCTCTACTTTCATAGAGTCAGAAGAGAAACCAGAAAATAATTATAGAATAATTCATCATTACACAGATAAATCTACGAATCTACAGAAAAATTTAAGGGTCGGATTATACTCCAACTTGACATATTTCTATAATCCGTTAGACTGGAGTACGAAAGCTATCCCTCATAAATTGAAGGATGAATTAGAGAAGGATGGAGTAAAAGTAGCGGGTAAGGACGTTCCAATCCCAGCAGGGGATGTCAGTGAAGCGGCTTCACGAGTTTTGGTAAGAATAGGTGATAAGGGTATGTTAGCTCCAACACTAGAAACTAACCAAGATGACAACGTAGAAGGGTCTGGTAGGTCAGACTCTGATATGGCAAAAGCGTTCTCTCGCTATACATTGCTCTTCCAACAGTCCCTAAATATATCAGTACCATGTAATATAAACCTACGGGCTGGAGATATTATTAAAGTTCAGGTTCCTGAATCAGGGCCTAATGATACAGAAAACAAAGATCTGGATCAAGAACTAAGTGGATATTATTTGATTCGTAGCTTGAGACACCATTTTGAAATATCAGATGGAAAAAATGTCACCGCATTGAATCTCATTAGAGATTCGTATGGACTCACATAAGGAGAACCTATGGAAAGTATAGAACAACACATCGAAAAAGACAGAAAAATCGCAGAAGATCCTCTATCAAGCCCTGCAGCACGCAGACACGCTAAAGTAGAACTAGAGGAATTAGAAACATACGCCGAACATCACAAAGAAGAGATTGAAGCGGGAGATCACCATGATCCTAACGCTCTAGAACTATTCTGTGATATGCACCCTGACGAACCAGAGTGTCTCGTTTATGACGACTAATGCTAGACAGTGCCCTACTAAAGACCAACTTTGTTGGCCGAGATGGATTCATATGGTGGATCGGCAGAGTAGCTAACCCAAGTGTTTGGCGAAATGAAGCCACTGATACGGATGCTGGATGGGCATTTAGGTGCAAAGTTAGAATAATCGGATATCATCCATTTGATGACACCATATTATCCGATGATGATTTGCCGTGGGCTCATGTTCTTGTAGATGCAACATCTGGAGCTGGTCAATCCAACATGGGTAACAGTTCTAGAATGGTGGGAGGAGAAACTGTCTTTGGATTCTTTTTAGATGGAGAAGAAGGACAACAACCTGTCATCTTCGGTGCTTTAGCGAGAAATGTTAACTCACTAGGCCCCAAGAATACTGGATCATATAATGATGATGTAGAAAGAGAGAACGTATTTGCTGTTCTCTCTGGTAGAGAGGCAGGCGTAGAAGGCCCTACCAGTTTACCACTGGAAGAGGATAAGGAAGGTGGTGCAACACCATCAAATAATGCAGAGAATAAAGTTGGTGAGTTTAAAGAAAAAGAAACTCCATCTGGAAAGAAAGTTGATGCATTAGCAACAGAGGGTGTAAGTAAAGCACAAAAAGTTGAGGGTGCTTTTGCTAATAGAGGTGCATCTGAAACAGTTACCATGACCAACGGTTGTGACAATGATGCTCTCAGTGATGTTACACATACTGTTGGAAGTTTTCTAAAGACAATTAACTCACTCACAGAATATGCTGGTCAGTATGTAGATACTTCTAGGAATCTTCTCGTAGATATAGACAAAGAGATTGAGAGGTCTACTAAATTAGCAAACGGTGCGATGAAAAAGATCATCACTGTGCTAAGAGATAAGATAACCGCATTTTTATCTAAGAGATACAGAGACTTTATTGGATTATATGTAACAGAGGCAGAGAAAACTCCTATCGTTGCAGCATTTAAAAGGATAACAGATATTATATTTTGTGTTTTCAATAAATTGGGAAGAGATCTTCTTGGTGAGATAAGAGATATGTTCAAAGAAATGGTGGGAAATGCTTTGAACGGAACTGCTTGTGCCATCGAACAGGCTATAGGAGCATTGATGGCTGGAATCAATGATGGTATCAAGAAAGGATTAGAACCAATTACACAGGGATTGGATTGGTTAACAGGATCAGTGGGTGATATTGGAAGTTTATTAGACAAGGTTGGCAGTTACACAGATACTGTGATGTCTTTCTTAGAATGTGATTCTCTACAGTGTAAAGAGTATAAAGATTGGACACAATCTGGAGGAATGAGAAAGAAACCAGAACTCAGCTTCAAATCAATGATTGATAATTCTAAATTACTTTCTTCTTTAGAAGTTGCAGATCAAACTCTAGGTTTAGCTAATATCAACTTACTTACATCGCCAAAGAAATTCTCATTCTTAAGTTTATTGGGTGGTGGTGTACCAGCATTATTTAATTGTAATGATACAACAAATAATCCAAAGAATCAGGACGATCTATCAGATAGTGTTCCGCCTGGTTTTGTGTGGCCAGATTGCATACCTCCAAAGGTAGAAGTATATGGCAACGGAACTAAAACTGCTGCAATGATCCCCATTGTATCGGCAGTAGATGGAAGTATATTAACACTACAGATAATAGAGAAAGGATTTGGATACACTGTGCCTCCAATAGTCAGTATCATTGATAAAACACATAATGGAGGTGGAGCGAAAGCACAAACAGTAATAGATTCAAATGGATCAGTGGTTGATGTCTACATGATATCGCCTGGAGAAGGATATTGCCCATCAACTAACGTAGTTCCTCCTAAGTATCCTGTTACAGAGGGGCCTGGCATCGGTGTTACTTCTGGAATAGGTGCAGATGGAACTAACTTAGATACCATAGATCCATTCATAACATTTACGACCCCTGCTGATGACGCTGTTGGAGTTCAAACTGCTACATCTCTTTCTATCACTTTCAATGAGGCGATAGTTAAGGGAACTGGTAGTCTCAGTATTACTGAGTCAGCTAGTAATGTGGTACATGAAACCATACCAATACAAGATAAGAGAATATCATTTTTGTCAGATAGAATTATCAAGGTTGATCCAGCAAAAGATTTAAAATTCAATACTGAATATCATATACAGATGTCGGTAGGATCTTTCTTAGACTTGAATGATAATGAATTTGTTGGAATTTCTAAGACAGATACTTATAACTTCACAACGAGAGGAGTGTCTGGTATTGGTAGTGAAGCGGTTGGTATAGTAACAACTCTAATCCCACAGAAGCCTGGAATTGGATATACTTCTGGAGATAGTGGTATGGTTGGACAGTGTAGTTTTGATCTCCTCTTGACCCCTGCTGGATCTATTGTCGGAGTTCAAAATATGAACTGTAAAGATAAACATAAAAAGATTCCGCCAGTCATAATAAATACAAAAACAGGAGTCGGGGCAAGACTAATACCTGTAGTATCATACAGCCCAGACTTTGTGGCAGATATTGGAGAAAGACCAGGCCCTGGCATGCTTGTAGTAAATGTGGTAGACTGTGTGTATAGTTTACCTAAGACACAAGTTGGTTGGGTAAA